GTCGAATGTCTCAATGCATTCTTTCACGCGGGCGTAGTAGATACGCAGAAACTTGGTAATTATTATTGTAGGAGGTGCCCAATGAGAGAAATCCTTTTCAAAGCCAAGCGGTGGAGCGATGGAAAATGGGTATATGGAGACCTGAATCAGCTCCAAGATAGCACCATTATCCACTGGTATAACAACGGGTGCCGAGTGGCTGATGAGGTCGACCCCTCCACGGTCTGCCAGTACACCGGCCTGAAAGATAAGAATGGGAAGCGGATTTTTGAGGGGGACATACTTTCGTATGACTGTGGAGACGGGGATGGTGAACCTCGAGAAGTACACTTTATGAACGGTAGGTTTGTTGTTCAATGGGCGGTAAGAGGAGATATTGATGATAAACCCTACCAAACAATCAGAATGGCAAAAGTCGTCGGCTCCATCCACGACGGGGAGGGAGGTGACTGAGATGAAGATGGAGCCACGGGCATTCATTGACATGCTTGGGAAGGTGAAAACCGGACGCTATAGCATGGATATGGGAGAACTGGAGACCATTGTATCGCAAAGTGAAGGATTGTTCAGCGCAACGGTACTTGCTTTCAACTACGGCTTTCTGAAAGGCCAGCGCAGCATCAAAAACACCATGAAAAAGAAATCTATGGAGGTATCACAATGAACGAACTGAAAGTTTTCAACAATCCCGAATTCGGAAAAGTCCGCACTGTGGAAATCAACGGAGAGCCGTGGCTGGTCGGGAAAGACGTGGCTCTTGCGCTTGGGTACAGCGATACTTTTGGCGCATTGAAGAAGCATGTTGATGACGAGGACAAACAAAACTGCCAAAACGACAGTTTTGAAACGCCACGCGGAATGACCGTCATCAACGAATCCGGCCTGTACTCGCTTGTGCTATCCAGTAAACTCCCCGGAGCGAAGAAGTTCAAGCACTGGGTGACTTCCGAAGTATTGCCTAGTATCCGCAAGACGGGCCACTATACAGCTAAGCCCATGACCGACTACCAGATGGAGAGCATCCGCGTCCGCAAGGCCCAGCTCCTGGAGCGCCTGGCGAAGGAGTATGACGGTACTTACAGACAGGTTCTCCAGGCCCACGCTACCAAGGAGCTGACCGGGGAATACCTGCTCCCCCTGCCCTATATCGGGGAAAAGACCTGCTCAGCACAGGAGATCGGCGAAAAACTGGGCATCTCCGCAAACAAGGTCGGGATGCTCGCCAACCGCAACCACCTGAAAACGAAGCAGTACGGGGCATGGGTCAATGACGTTGCCAAGAACTGCCCCGGAAAGGAAGTCCCGTCCTTCCGATACTACGAAAGCGTTGTTCCGGTTCTGAAAACGATCATCTCCAAACAGTGAGAAAAGGCCCCGCCGTCTGGCGGGGCTTTTCTTTAGTTCCACGGCAGCCGCCGTACTTCTCGCTTGGCGCTGTCACTATCATACTCCCGGAGGAACAGCCAGTCCTTTTCCTCCGGCGTGAGGTCCATTTCGTTGATGGCGTCGATGACCTTCGGCTTTCTCGTGCCGTTGATGGACTCGCCATTCTTGTCCTTGTCGGAGCGGATGCTGTTCAGGGTGTTTTTCGCCACATAGAACTCCGTTGCGGAGATACCGGCGGCCTCCGCCTCTGCATAGGACTCCATCTCACTGTCGTATTGATAGGCGCTCCATGCGTTCTTCTTGGCTTGAGCGTTTGCCACCTCGTACATTTTACTGATGAACTTGGCCTTGTCCCCACTGCTCATGCTGCGATAGGCGCTGCTCCGCATAGCGTCCTGCGCATACCTGTACCGGGTCTGTCCAAGGTCCTTTGCATAGCTGGTATACTCTTCCGCCGTGAGGTTCTTTTCCCTGCCGTCGGATGTAATGGTCTTATCCGCTCTGGATGGGAACACGCTCTCGCCAGTGGCGTCATAGACCCGTTGAAGCTCCTGCTCCACATCGTCCACGTCGATTTGAGAGATGTAAGAGGGATTGAGTGTGTTGTTAACCAGCCTTTCAAAAAAGTCTCCGGTTTCCTCTGTGCGGCCCCACGCGTCGATATAGGGCACTTGGTTATATGCTGGCGTAAAAGACTTCTTGGAGGCAGACCCAAGTTCTCTTTGCAGCCAGTCCGGAATAATGCTGTTCTTGTCCACATAGGTCATTGTGTTATCACCGCTGATAGACCGCCTCACCTGCCCGACAAGGGTATTTGTCAGACCTTGTGTGAGGTAGTCAAGCGCCGTCGAGACGGCGATCTGTCCCAAGTTATCATCTGAGAACTTGATACTGTCCATTGTGTCATTGACGCCTTGCAGCATAGACATTTGAATCATGGGGTCCGCAATGGAAAGCAGGGACGTTTCCAAGTCTTTCAGCGTAACATCTCCATCTTCCCGGATTTTTTCCAGTTGTGCGCCCATAAGAAGCGGCATTGCCGCAGGGGTCAGCCAATCAATGGTGAAGGAAAGCCCGTTTGGCAGTTCAATGGAATAGTCCTGATGCCCGGTCAGCTCGTCAAATTCCGCCTGTTTCTCGTCATCGTCCGGGCCTCCGCGCAAAAGTCCCATATTTGCAAGGGCCATTCCAAGGACAAAAATCCCGGTTCCTGTGAGGGATTTGGAAAGGCTGTTGATGATGTCGTTTGCGGTAACGTCCTGTCCGGAGCGGGCGAATTCTCCGGCCATTCCCTTTATACCAGGTCCTCTCGCTTCTGTCAGGTTCGTTTCGGATGCCGCCTTTTGCGCGGAGAGATATGCCGTATTCAGAAGTCCAAGAGGAGAATATTCTTCTGCACGAACAAGGACATTTGCAGGCGTTCTCCGAAATGGCATCATACCCGCGGAAAGTGTCTGGATTGCCTTGGGAGTGTCCGGTCTCCGTCCAATGCGGGAAATCCAGTCGGAAAACGTGTTATGGTCCCGGAAGGTCTGCTCCTGAGCATCCTTTACAGCAAATTCCCTGGCTTGATCCACAAACTCCCGGTTTCCATTTCTCCAGCTTTCGTCACTGAACTGTTCCGCTGTCACATTGTTCGCTTTCAGGTACCCGGCAAGAGAGCGGGTATAGGCAGACCGGATGAAGGCTTCATCGCCAAAATGTTCGTTGTTCATAGCCCAGTTAGTTGCCTTGCGGTAAGCTTCAAGCAGCCCGGTTTTGAATACTCGCTGCTTTTCTTTTACGCCTTGGTAAAAGGCGTTGGCAGATGGATTCTCCACGCTGAACTTTGCGTCTCCAAGAGCCTCCTGCCGCACATTCTCAAAATCCGCTCTGGCCGCTCGTTTCAGGTCCTTCCCAACGATGGCAGACCTGGTTCTGTTGATCTTCCCACCGCTCGCCTTACTGGAAATAGACTCCATCCAGGAAGCGACCGTGTTGTTTGCCATGTTGATAAGTTTCATACCGACGTTTCCGGTAAGGTTGCGAACTTGCGTTTTGAGGTTTCCAAGCATATTGACATACCGGAGGGCGGTCCACTTATCAAGAAGTGTAGAAGGGATTTGATCTGCGATATTCTGCTCGATGGCATTCAGGGCGGCATCCCGGGCCGCATCTGTTTCAGCGTTTGCATAAGCCCCCAGAAGTTCGCTGTCTACCTGAAGGTCTACTCCCTGATTGGAGAGCTGTTTCTGGAGATTTTGGACCAGCTTGTCAATCGTCATGGTCTTTGTCGCTGGGTCGGTATTCCGCATAATGGCCGCGGCCTGCCCCAACTGGCCCGCCTGTGTCAGCTCAACGGAAATATCGCTCAAAATCTTTCTGGCGCTGTATACATCCCCGTTTCTGGCAAGCTGATTTGCAACCATGCGGGACAGCGGAACCATCTCTGGAGGCAATTTCCGCCCCGCCTGCGCCTGTCCGATAGCCTGCTCCAAGGTGGACCGGGCGCTTTCAAATCCGGCATCGAAAATCTCCTGCGCTTTCGCAAGTGTTTTCTGGTTCCCCAGCCGGAAGTACATCTCAGGGTCCTCCCGAAAGCTCTCCCTTAGCTCTGGAGCCATATTTTGGTCGGTAGAAACATTGCGGGCAAAGCCCCGCTCCGTATCACCTGTAAAGCCAGCTGCCGCAGCGCCGACGGAATTTGCGGCGTCCGCCGGATTGACTTCTGGCGCGGTTTCTTGTATGGTTGGTGTAGGAACGCCCTGAGAGGCCCGCCCGTCTGTCACGGTGTCGACAGTGCCCGGTGTTGTTCCTGCACCATCCCCCGTGTCTACTGACGTAGATGCGGGGGTATTCTGCGCTGTAACGCTCTGTGTCGGGCTTGCCTGCTGGGTAATGGAAACGGCGGGCGCAGTTTCCGTTTGCACCGTTCCTGCGGCATCTGTGGCCCGGCGCTGGGCATTTTCGGAGCTTCTGCGGCCAATGCTTCCAACAGCTCCAAGCGCACCACCCAAAGCGCCTCCGATCAGGCCCTGATAAATGGTGTCTGCCAGATAGTCCGGGTCCTGATATTGTTGCAGGGCGGTTTCATCATAGGTGATCCGTTGCAAAACAGGCTGCACCAGTGCTTCCACGACTTCCTCTCCACCTTCGCTCAATGCGGAAAGGACCGTCTGTCCAGCCGCACTCTGGCCCAGGCGTCCGGTTGCTTTTGCGATAGCATTGTCCAGAACACCGGAACCGAAGGTCCGCCGAAGCGGAGCGGCCACGTTGGCGATCTTCTCTGTCGCTACACTGAGCGCCGCACTCCCTGCGCCATAGGCCACCTGCTGCCCCAGCGTCGCTCCCTCCTGCCGTGCCTGCTGCGTCCCGGAACCAAAGCCACGGACAGCCATGGGAACAAGCGCACTCCCTCCAGTGAGAGCTGCCAGAAGAGCGTCGCCCGCCAACTGCGTCCCGGCCACGCCCACGTCCACCGCGAACTGACCGACACTTCCAAGCCCCTCCTTTGCCTCCGCGATGTTCTGTGCCGACTGGGCCGCAAGACGGTCCGCCGTATCATACACGGACTGCGTGGCCCGTGCAATGGGGGCGTGCTGGGCCTCCGCTCCCTGGCGGTAGACGCCGGACCGCTGCTCCGCACGCGCCGCCAAGGTCTCCAGTTGTTTCCGCATAGACGCCGTGATGGGTGTTCCATCATCCAACGTCCCACGTTCCAACATCTCCCGGTAGTGGGCTGCGTTCTCAGCCTCCTGATTGGCCCGCCGGGTGTAGGAGCTGCCAGCAGTATCATAAGAACGCAGCAGGTCCAGGAAGGTCCCTCCGGTACTCGTAAAGCCCGCCGCCGTTCCCTGTGCAGCGCCTTTGAGCATACTCCCACCGCGGGACGCCTCCGGTGTGGAGATCACCTGTCCGGTGGTGCTGTCCACCACTTCGCTGATGTGCCCGGTGTCTCGCATCAGGATATTTAGAAGCGTATCCGGCTTCGTCTTTTCTTCTGCAACTTTCCGCTGAGATTTTGCCGAGCTGCTGATCTTGCCGGTAATGGTATTCTTTCCGGCCTTTGTTTTCGGCTTGGTCGTAATCGCCTCAACATTCGGACGACTTCTTACCGGATCAGGGTCATACGTCAGTGTCTCACCTGTGCTGATCCTTTTAAATGTCGGCATGGTTTCACCTCTTTAGTTAGACAATGCAATATCATATCTTGCAAATAGCTCAGCCAGCTGTTGTTTTTGATAAGTAGAAAGAGAGTTCCATCGGTTGTTTACATTTCCTAAAGCGGCATTTTCATTACCGGATGCCAGCTGCGCCGCCAAAGATTTCCCTAGTGCGTTAAATTCGTTTGGAGAGATTCCGCCTCCGCCGAGTTTCCCAGAAGCAACGGTATTTTTGATGGTTGTATCCCGGTCAGCTTTATGGAGGTTGCCGGAAGAAGATACCGTTCCCTGTTCATTTTCGTTTGACACATCCACATCAGAACTTCTTCCAGAGCTTCCCCGCCCGCCGCCCGAACCGCCAGTAGACATTGCAGCAAGCCGCATATTCAGCGCGTCGGCTGTGGAAATCCCAGCCTCATTCAGAGTGTTGGTGTCCGGCATCACGCCCGCCGCCAGCATCGTCATCGCCAGATTATAGGCATATTCCCGGTTCTGTGCCGAAAGGCTGTCCTGATACTCCTGCTGGGAAGCGTCAAACTGCTGCTGCCACTGGCTGTTTCCAGCGTTGAACTGCGCTTCCCAGTTGGCCTGCTCCTGGGCAAGCTGTGCCGTCTGCATGGCGGCGTTGTCCTGCCGTACATACTCATTGTACAGGGCCTGGGCCATCTGGTAGTTCCCTTCCGCCTGCGCCTGCACTGCCGCGTTGCGGTATTCAATCGCCAGCTGCTGCTGTTGCAGGGCGTTTTCCGCAATGGCATCGGACTCCTTTGTGGAGATGTCCGTGAGGTTGCTTTGCAGCACAGCGGAGTTTGCAAGAGCCGCCTGCCCGCTGGTTCCGGTGTTCAAGCCTCGTGCGTTTGCGTACTCATTAAAGGACATCCGGGCAATATCATTCTGAGACGCCGCTTCATTCCGGGCGCCCTGGTAAATGCCGGGAATTTTCTCCGCGTCCGCCTGCAGGCCTGCCAAATTCTGTTCGTATGCCGATTTCAGAGCCGCCAGCTGTGCGTCCGTGTAGGCTTTGTACATGTCATTCAGGTATCCAGAAAGGTCCGTGGGCTGGAGAGAGTCATAATAGGAAGAGTCTCCGCCTCCGGAATATCCGCCTCCACCATACCCCTCCTGTTCCCGTTCCTGCCTGTTTTTGACATTGATGGCCTTTTTCGCATACCCATTATCATCGTAGGTATATTCATAGTCTCCCTTCGTGACCGTCTGCCCAGCCAGTCCCTCGTTTCTGGACATATCCGGTCTGGTTTTCCCGCGGATAGACTCCTCTGCAGCTGCCATATCAATTTCACCTCAATTTCAAAAAAAAATAAGCGCCAAAGCCCGGATCACTCCGAACTCTGGCGCTGAACGCTCTAGCTTGTTATCAAGTTGTACAACAATTATACAACAAAAGGGGCCGCTATGCAAGCGGCCCCCTTGTTTTGTGGGAATTATTCCTGATTGAGATGCTCCATGCACATCCGGATCGCTTCCCGCTCCCGGTCATTGGATGCATCCTCCATCATAGCGCCCAGCTGCTCCATCATGGAGTCCTTCGCCTCACTGCGGGAATAACCGCGGGCACGGGAGTAGCCGTCGCGGCTGTATCCGCCGCGCCCTTCACGGGAGTAGCCGCCGTCCCGGCTGTAGTGGCCCCGGACATAGTGCTTGCCACGGTTGGCATAGCTGGAGCCTCTGGCATAGCTGGAAGGAGAGTCCATGTCGGCTGCCTGACTGTAACCGCCCTCCTCCAGCATCATGATCTTGTCCACGTTCTTGATGGTATCCGTCAGCTTGTGGACCATCTCCAGGTCCCCGGCGTTCATGTTGCTTTTCTGGGCATATTCCTCCAGCTCCTTGCAGAGCTTTTCTTTCAGGTCATACAGATATTCCATATCGGTTCTCCTTTCACGCGATGCGCTCAACAATAAAATTACTGTTGGCAACGAGGATGGGCTGCGTACTGGTGTTCTTTGCGGCGACGGTGACACAGCAGTCACGGGGGACATCCACCACAGCGGAAACATAAATATTGAAGAAATCCTCTGCGGCAGCCGGGGTGACGGTAGCGGTGGAAGCGTTCAGCGCCTCACCATTGATGGAGATCGCTGCCGTGATGGCCTCCACGGTCCCGCCAGTAGGGACAGCAATATTTGCTCCAAAGGAGACTTTGAATTTTGCCCGGCACTGGTTCGTGAGCCCGCGAAGAGTCACCAGCCCAGCGCCTTCTCGATGCACAATGCAGGGCTTGCCTGTGTTGGCCTCCTCGGTAAAAGGCACGTTCTGACCAGCGGCAACGGTTACGATTGCGCTGTTGCTGTATTCAGCCATAAACTTCATTCCTTTCAAAAAAGTCGGCGGAGGCTATTGCCCCCGCCGCATGGTTCAAAATCGGCACGGGGCCGAACATGTAAGCCTTTCTTACAAGTTGATGTATTGGGTTTTAGCAGCCGCAGCCGCAGGGATTGCACCCACATCCGGCATAAGGATTGGGCACCTGATAGGCCGGGACAGGCATGGGATTGATGCGGCGGATCAGCTCGGCAGTCTGCGCTTCCTGGTTAGCGGTAATAAAAGCATTCTGCGCCGCCTGAGAAGCCTGGAACTTCAGGCTCTGGTTTTCGGCCGTCAGAGTAGCGATCTTGTCCTGGGTCAGGAAGTCCAGGATCGCTCTGCTGTTGGCGTTGGCGTTGTCGATAATGTCCCGCGTGCTGTTCTGGATGGTGTTGCGGGTATCGCAGGCCTGGGTAGCCATGTCATAGCGGACGCCATCAATGCTCCGCTGGGTATCGCAGCAGCACTGCGCCAGCTGGGCGCCGATGGCGTTAAAGCCCGCCTGCGTCTGATAGCCCAGGTTGCACACAGCGGTATCCACGCCATGGAAGCCGTTGCTCACGGCATCCCGGATGGAGGTCTGGCCGTTCTGGAGGCCGTTCAGGGCGAAGCCCTCGTTGATGTCGGCCCTGGTGGCCCAACCCTGACCAGAGGGAGAACCCAGGCCATTGCCGGAGTTACCACCCCAGCCGCCGCCATAGCCGCCCCAACCACCGAACAGGCCGAAAATGAGGAAAAGTACGATAAAGGACATCCAATCCCCACCCCAGCCCATACCGGAGCCACCGTTCGAGGTGTTCGCCGGGACGACAGGCATCGTCACGGCTACGTTATCGGAAGAAAGACTCATTATAATTCTCCTTTGTGAAAATATTTATAAATGCGGCCGCATCTATATACTTTTTGATGTTTTTGTGCTATAATTGTTATGCGTGGATAGGGTCGCTCCCGACAAGCCGTTACCCTGACGGTTTCCACGCAATTCAAAAAAATCAGGGCTGCACAAAAGGGTAGTGTAAAATGGGAAACATTGCTGTATCCGAGTACATCGGAAAGCGTTTCGGGCATTTGACCGTAATTGGTGAAGCGCCAAAAACACATGAATATTCAAACCGTTTTTTGCTCCAATGTGATTGCGGAAAAATCATCGAAGAACAGCCGGCCAGAGTTATCAATGGGCACAAGAAAACTTGCGGGCGGGGTTGCCCAATATGCAAAAGTCTTCAAGGAAACCATGTAGACTTTTCAGATTACATAGGGAAGCAGAAGAACGAATTAACTGTGATCGAGATTGTTTCTGAACATGGGAAAACTATGCTAAAGTGTAAATGTTCTTGTGGGAAAGAGACACTTGTTTTACCGTACCAATTCAAAAATGGGGAAATAAAAAGTTGCGGCTGTCTGCGGAACACTCTTTTTAAGGAAACCAACGGTAGAAGCAAACACCCGTTGTATGGAATCTGGCGGCAGATGATGCAACGGTGTTACAATGAGAAGTCAAAAATCTATCGCCGTTATGGTGGCCGTGGCATTTATGTCTGCGAAGAATGGCACGATTTTTTCAAGTTTGTTGAGTGGTCTGATTCTGTCGGCGGTAGGCCGGAGGGTTATACGCTGGACAGAAGGGATAATAACGGCCCCTATTGTCCTGAAAACTGCCGCTGGGCAACGATGAAAACGCAGAATATAAACAAGTCCGATAACATTGTGATTGAGTATAACGGACGGACTCAAACGCTTGTGGAATGGGCAAAAGAATTAGGAATTAACTGGGTCACATTTCACAACCGATATGTGCGTGGCTGGAGCATTGAGCGAATGATGACAGAGCCAGTCCACACAAAACCTGACCGAACAGCGGGGGCTTAATGCCCTCGCTTTTTATTTACCGAACATTCCCCTCATCCCTTCAAACATCCCCTGCATCTGCTGAGCCTGCTTTTGGACCTGATTGAGCTGATCTTGGGAAATGCGTCCAGATGATACCATCTCTTGGATCATGGCGTTGGGGTCCTTGCCTTTCATTTGCTGCATGAACTGTTGGAACTGCTGCATCATATTGGGCTGTCGGCTGCCGCCCATGGCACTGAAAAATGGGTTCATTCCATATCCTCCTTTGCGGTCGCTTTCTTGGCTGTTTTAGGTGCCTCTTTTACCGCTGAGAGAGCGTCCAAACGGGCCTCCAGCGCCTCTAAACGGGACAGTGGCGCATACTCTACTGCCAGTGTCTGCGGGGCCTGTACGGGCCTCTGTGTGCGTTCTACAAGGTCATAGGTTTTCATAGAGGGCTTTCCAGAGGCATCCGCCTGTTTGAGGTAGATCACCGGCGCGGTACTGTCCCAGAGGGCAACAGCGGAATTTGGAGCTACAAGATACCCGAAAGCCTCCTGCTCACCGTTTACCCAAATCATTGACTGACCATTTTGCTGGGGCTGTACAGGCGGCATTTGCTGCCCTTGCATAGGCTGAAATTGCTGCTGCCCACGGAGCTGGGCCAGCTGATCCGGTATGGACGGCTGGTAGTATATAGGCTGATAGCCTGAGAAGTAAGGTGTATAGGCCATAACACGTCATCCTTTCTGCCAGTAATAGATCGGGATTTTATTCCCTGAATCCCATGTATCAATGTAATTGCCATTTTTTACACAGACGACATGACCAGAGAGCGCAAGTATGTAGGTTCCCTTTGGATGATCGTCGGCAAAATCTGAGACTGTATAGCAATCAGGGCATGTGTCCGGTATGATTCGGCGTACAAAGCCTTTTTCTCGCAGATATGCACCCCATACATGGTTAGCCGAGGGCATGTCCCGCATTTCGTAACCCTTCAATGCTAAGCCGACAAATGTTTCTTCCCACCCCTGATCGAGTGCAAGGGAGATTGCCCTTACAGTACAGTCCCCAACATTTCTACCTGCTGGATTTTGATTGTGTTTTATAAAGCTCATAGCCAGCTTCTATAGCTGAAATGAATGCTTCCAGCCCGTCTTCGTCGCCTTTGCTCTTGTACCACATGACCACATCCTGCGCACAGTCAATAGACATACCAAGTTGTGTCAGCCGTAACACATCTTTCAAATTGCACACGTCCTTTCCATCAAAAAAAGAGAGGTCCGCAAGGAGGGCGGCGACGTGTACCAGCCCTTGTTCCTTACGTCCTCCTGATGATATTTTCGCAAAAAAAGCCCCCGCCTGGGTGGTGCCCAAGCGGGGTTTCGGTGAAATTATGTGAAATGTAGTTTTTGAGCTGTGCTTTCAACTTTGTGGAGAATCCGTTTGACTCGGTGAGAGATGGTAGACCTCTCCCAGCCGAACTCCGCTGCAATGTCGATTTGCGGGACCTGGTCGATCAGGTAGCGCCGGGCAATGTCCGTATCGTCGTTCCCAAGATTAGCTTCCCGGATGGCCGTCTCCATCTCGGAGCGCATAAGACCATCCAGGCTATCCGGTAATCTGACACGGGCTGTTGCCACAGTTTCACGTCCTTTCGATCAGCTCCCAAAGCCGATGCAACATCGTACACATCTGCTGCCGGGTAACAGGCTGGGAGAGCATTAGGTCCCCTTCGCTGTCGCCCGTCAGGATGCCGTTTGCAATGGCCCATTCCACGCCCTCCTTGTGGGCGGGAGACGGTGTATTGTCCATAGTGACCTCCTTGTCATAGGCGGGCCGTACAGCCCCCAGGATTTGATTCAGCGTGCGGGTCCGGCGCATGACCTCTCCCCCGTCGCTGTCGTTGCCAATGGCGGTGTTGCCCTCGATGGCGGTGATGGAGCTGCCGCCCATCGCCTCCACGATGCCGCAGTGGTCCGGACGCTTGTCCCCGCCCCAGTCGTAGATCACTACGTCTCCGGGCTGGTAGTTGGATGTTACCCAGTTCCCGGCGGACTTTGCGGCGTTCATTAAGATTGTGCAGGAGGCCGTCTCAATGGGCAGCTTGACGCCCGCCTGAGCAAAGACCCACTCCACAAACATCACGCACCAGGGCTGGCCGTCCAGGCCGTACCATGCGCCGTATTTCGTCCGGTTGGAGTTGGCCGGGGTCTCTTTGTACCCCAGCTCTCCACGGGCGATGTCAAGTAGTTCCCGTACTGTTGCCATTGTCCGCCTGCGCTTTCTTCTCTGCCTGGGTACCAAAGTAGAAGGCAATCACCACGGTGTACACTGTCAAGAACTGCTCTGCTGTCACGCCGCCGGTGCAGGTCAGGTAGGCAAATACCGCCGTCAGCACAATGGTGGCGATGGACTTCACCGCCAGCAGGTTTCCGAGGCGCTTCTTCAGTGTCTCCATGTCAGCCCTCCTCATAAAGGATCGTGAGGCCATATGCGACAGCCGCTTCGTGCTCGATCCTGCACCCCCTGGCCTTTTCCCAGCCCTTGCAGAAGTAGGCCGCATGACAGAGGCTCATGTTTTCCAAGGATTTTGCGAGGAAGCACAGGGGAATCTGGACAACTCCGCGCTCCTCCATCTTTTCTTTGCTGTACCACTCGTCCGTGAACAGGGTGTTCACGATCTCATACCCCTTTTCCTTCAGGGCCGAGATAGCTTTCTCCCTGGTTGCGATGATTTCTTCATCGGTTTTTCCAGCCATCGGCTGGGACAGCATAGCTTTCATGTCTTACACCTCCGGCTCCACCAGGGTGTCACCCTTCAGCTGGTACTTGTGGCCGGCGATGTAGACCAAGGCATATTCCTCGCCCATGTTGACATCCACGGTCTTGCCGTTCACCACATGGACCTTCTCCATGCAGCCCACGCCGTGGTCCATCAGGCCATAGCCGTTGACGGTATCGGGGGTCTCCCCTGCCGTGGTCGCCACGAACTCCTCCTGAGTGATGACGTTGCGGTTGGGGTCCAGAGTAAAGCCCGCACCTGCCTCTTTCAGCGCCTCGTTCGCCTCAGGCAGAGCCATTTCGCCAGTGGTGTACTTGTTCAGAATTTCGTTGGTAGTCATAAGTAAGCTCCTTTCAAATTACAGCCCAATGCGGGCCAAAATAAACGCAATCACAGCCGCCAGAACCGCCCACACGGACTTGTCCACGATGGCTTCCCACCGCTTTTTCGGCTTGGACTGCTCGGCCTCCTGCCATGCGATCAGCCGGTCCAGCTTCTCCATGATATTGTCGTACTGCTCATTCCGGGCGGCCTCCGCCTTTTCCAGTTCCCGCATCCGGTCAAAGAGTTCTTTGTGGGTGCTGCGGGACGCCTCCCGCCATTCCGACATCTGCTTTTCCAGCATATTGGCTTTCTGGAGGCCCAGGCAGTCCCTTTGCGGGTCCAGAATACACTTCTCGTCCATTGATTGGGACCTCCTTACTCTGCCGCCTCCGCAGTCAGCATCTTACTGAGGGCGCTGTATTCCTCCGGGGTCAGCCTGTCGGCGGCGAGATACACGTCCATCTTCTCCTGAAGGCCGTCAGTGCGGCCCCGGTCAATCAGCAGCTTGCAAAGATTGTATACAGTTGTCATGGTCCTGCTCCTTTCCTGTCATACAGTGGTTGTGGTGAGTTCCAGCATACACAGGCGTTCCTCATGGTCCGCCAGCATATCAAGGGTAATGTCCTCCGCAGTGGGTTCCGGCTCCGGCTCTGGGGGCAAGGTGGCTTTCCACGCTTCCCAGGCTTCCAAATCAGGTGTTACAAAGTAGACGGTGCGCGTGAACTCGTCTACAATGATTTCCTCCTGGCTGGTGATGGTCACAAAGCCGTTGTAATCCACCACCATCTGCGCCTGCTCGTCCGTCAGTGGGATTGCGTCGGGAAAGGGATTGCTCTGCGGGGCGGGGTATGCTCCGCTGGGATTTGGGCGCGGAGTTAGGTAAATCATTTAGAATCACCTCCAAATAGATACGCAATATAGCTGTACTTTCTGCCTTTCCCGTTTAGTTGGGTATTTTCGTCTGTATTGGAATACCAAGAAACGCTATTTGAAGAAAATTTGAGGCCATTAATAAAATCACGTGACTGCCAGTCCCCGTTATCATATAGCTCAAACGCTTGTGTTACATCCCGGGTCATTAAAGCGGCCTGATTTCCTGCCAAATAAACAAAAACAAACTGCGGAAATCCGCCAAATGTGAGTGTTGTTCTATTGGCACTTCCGTGCGTTCCTGTCCCCACATAGCTTCCAACTTCAATCTGTGGCATTGGCACAGCCCCGCCGGAGATGTCCGTAAAGGTGCCGTCTGATGGGTCGTAAAGCATAGCCTGTGCCAGCTTGCTCAGCGCCAGCCCCAAATTGCCGCCCCAAATACCGGGTGTTCTCACCGCCTCGGCGATGGTCTTGGCCCAAATGGTCTTGCCCTGCTGAGTCAGGTCCGCCACACTCCCGGCATCCGGAAAGGTGATGGCTGCCTTGGTGTACGTCCAGTTGCGCGTCACGCTCACCACGCCGCTTCCGGGATTGGTGGAAGCCGTGATTTTGATTGTGCCCGTGCCCGTGGGCAAGTCCACCACCGAAATCTTGTTGTCGGCTCCGTTGGTGGCCGTGTATGTCCGAGTGTTGACGCCGTTGATGGTTTCTGTAACCGTCAAAGTACTAGTTCCGCTGGAGGACACCGAATACTGCACATCATTTGTGAGAGTGCCCAGATCGCCGTCAGAACCGGAAATTACCAGGGCAGAAAGAGGGACTACGGAAACAGATGTGCTCGTTGTATAATCGCCATATTTCCCGTTTGCGAGAGATTTGACGCGGTACTGCACGCTCGTCCAGGTGCCCACCGTTTCCTCAAAGCTCGTGTTTGCTCCGGAATACACCTGCACCCAGTCGGCGTCCGTGTTCGCTTTGCGCTCCAGGATGTAGCTGCTTACTCCATCTACGGCAGACCAGCTCACCGTGATCTGCCGCCCCTGCATGACCTGAATCGGCACAGTCAGGGCAGTGGGGGACGCCGGAACGCCAACGGTTCCATCATCCGAAACCAGGATGGTAGGGTCCATAATCATGGCAGGTAGGGCGCCATAAGAGGGGTTTACCGAGGTGCTGCCCAAGCTGCCATCGGGCAAGACGTAAAACTTTCCGTCTGTGCTCGTAGAAACTGGAGAGCGAAGCCACCAAGCAGCCGCGGCTCCATTCAGTTTAGCAATCCGCTTGCTATTGGCTTCCGTGTCAAGTCCACTCTTGAAGTAATCCAGCTTCGCGCCGTCTATGGGCATAACTCCACTTATGCCAGACAGGCCGACCTCATATCCACAAAGAGGAAACAGCTTGCACTCCAAACCATTTTCTCCACTTTTGATGTCCCATAAAGGCCCTCCATTGCCTGGATGGTATGGGATTTTCACTGTCTTGATGGCAGACTGGATGTAGCTTTCATACCTTCCCAGATACCCAGCCATCGTAGACATAATTGTGGAGCCTGCAAGTGTGTTTGCATTGGTGCTGTTCCACTGGACGTTCTCCACAATATCCTGCCGCAGCAACCACGCACCGTCACAGGTACTACCATACAGTCTTACATCCGGGTTCCCGATATGCACCACGATATAGTTGACCGGGCTCCCGCTCTCATTGATCTTGACGATGCTCCCCACCGCCACGCTGCCTAGTGTCTGCGCCATCAGTTACCACCTCCGTTGTAGGTTACTTGGATTTGAGTGTTCAGAATGGACGTAAAGAACGATGGGGCCATCTTTTCAACGGTGATTGTTCCATCCGGAATCTGCCCCAGGACAAGCCCTTCCAATTCATCACGGCCAGCCTTTTCGGAGTCAATCTGCGGTGTCAGCGTCTCATTCAAAAACTGTTTGATGGCCTGACCGCCCTCGTCAAATTTGGCTTTCAGCTCCGCAGCCGTCAGGCCGCCCACGTCGTTCGGTTCATCGTCCAGAGCGGAGATGATCGCCATGTCCTTCTCAAACCTCGCCAGAGCCATGTATCAGGCCCCCCTTTCCTGCGGGACTTCTCCCGTCTGGTTGATAACCCGCTGCAAGGCCCCATATCCGGCGCCGCCCCGCAGCGGTGGATTTTCCTGCCCGGTGGGTGCTGGGCCGCCTCCATCTCCAGGGATACCGCCTGCGCCACCGCCCATCGCCATTGCCATCTGCCGCTGCTGGTCTGCCTGTAATACCGCAATCAGCGTCTCCCGGTCTGTGATCTGACCGGCAGGCAGACGCTTCAAATACTCCACTGTGGAAATCTTGCCCTGCATGAGCAGGTTGTCCAGCGTCTGCATAGAGGCGATTTCGGACCAGTAAGAGGATGCTCCCACATCCAGGTCCACGGTAAAGTAGTAGTCTTTCAGGCTGGAAAAATCGAACGGAGCTAAGACCTTCCCATTAGACCCCGGCATGGTGAACATCACACGGTTGCCGCCTAGAGCTGTCTGGTCAACAGGAATCTCCACGTAGCGGTCCCCGTAATATTCGCCCATAAACTCCATGTAAATCCTGCCCTGGTCTTCAATGGCCTGCAGCAGCGTTTGCTTTGTCAGCTCCATAGGAGTTGCCGCCGCCCGCTGCAGGGCAATGATGGCGGAGGTGTTGTCTGGCCGTGTATCGCCAAGGGCCACGTCGGAAGCGCCCAAAAACCGCTGCGTGTAGGAGATTGCAAGGTCAATGAACTGGGAAATCTGGGGAGAGATGGTGGCTGGGTCGATGATCTTCGCCACATTCTCCACGCTGCCGTTGACGGCGATGGCCGCGCCCACCCGGTTGCTCCACTTGGCGACCTTCGTCTTGTCGAAGATGATCTTGGGATATGCCAGCATCATCAGAGAGATCATGGACATGGCAAACAGTTTGTTTACGAAAATCTGGTTCGGAATGAGACCTGTAATCATGGCCTGCCCATGGTAGCAGTCCTGTACAAAGTCCCAGGACATCCAGGAGATGGGATACAGCTTGATTCCAAGGTCCCATTCAGGCTTGATCTCCTGATTCTGCGTGCATTCATAACCATGGATGGTTCCGCTCTCGTCATCCCGCCACAGCCGCAGCAGAACCGTAACTTTATTGCCGCCCAGCTCGTCCATGCGGCTATCCCCGCTCTGCTTGCTGTCAGCAGTGATGCTGTCCGCATCATCCTCACTGACGCCGTTTGCGATTGCCCGCTTCTTGGCCTCAGGAACCAGCATCCGGCGTTCAATCATGATATAGGGCTGACTCTGAACGTCCCGGCTGTTGGGATTTCCAAACAGCACCTGTGTGTTCATCAAAACTTCCGTTTTGATTGCGCCCTTGCTTGGCTGCCCTGTCTCTACATCAGGGTCCCAATAGGTGTACAGACAGCCGTCCCCATCCACCGCGGCGTTCCTGGCAAACTCGCGGATACAGGCCCCCATTTTGTTGAACTCGAAAATGGACTGGAATTGGTCATTCAAGAGGTCTGTCAAAATCTCCGCATCCTGCCCTGTCAGCTTCCCGTTGGAGGGCAGCGGTTTTGCGTGGAGCTTCAGGTTGTCTGTAGACACATTCGCCACAGAAAACAAAACAACACGTTTCAGGAAATTGAAAACAGGCGTCGGCAGGCCATTGCTATGTACTCCCTCCCACTGCTTGCCAATGAAAAAGTTCTCATTGACATTCACGCAGTCATACAGCTGAATTCCCTGATTAAACTGGACCCCAGCCTGATACTCCGCAGACACCTTCTGAGGTGTCGGGTCAAACTTCTTCATTGCTCAACTCCTTACTTCACGTTCCCGGCATACCGCAGTTGAATGTCCGTCTCCAGAACAGTCGCCGTCGCGGATGCGCTCTTGCTCTTGAAAATCAGCTTGTAGAAAGTCGCCTTCTTCACTTTCAGCTTCAGCCGGTCCACTTGGGGTTTCCGGTTGGTTCGGAAGGACCAATGGCGGAAATCCGCATGGGTGAAGGTCGCCAAGCTGGATGCCACAACCTTCTCCGGGTAGTCGCTCCTCCGGTTACTCTGTGCCGTCACTGTGATCCGGGCGTTGGTTTCCGGCTGGATTGCAACGAACAGCATGGGGGAGTATTTCAGCAGCCAGTCCTTGTCAAAGTCCATGGAGCCTGTGGCGGCATAGGCATCGATCTCTTCTGTATCATCATTTCGATACTGCCGGGACAGATGCTTGATTTTTCCATCCTCCGTGATGCCGTAGGTGTCATCCTCCACATCCACCATCTGCCGGAACGGCATATTGGTGTAGTAATACCAGCTGTCATTTGCGTAGTTCAGAATGACGGCGTTTCCGTTCCACAAAAACCAGTATTCGTGCTCCCGCTTTCTGTTGAAGGTCCTGACCTCCGAAAGCGCCCAACCGCTGATCGTGGCCGCGATCCGGTCTGAAATGCGCCGTGCATTCTGCTCATTGTCCGTGATATTCCCGGTGCTGGACGTAGACCGCCACTGGTAGATGCTGCTGCCGTCCAGTGTCAGCGGATTGTTTTCCAGTAACCGCACCTGTCCGGGAGCGTCATTCCCGATCTGCCGGTTGACCGGCAGCACATAAAATCCGGGCGTGGTGATTCCGGTGTCCAGCGTCACGGTGCTGTAGGTGATCGACCATGCGCTGTCCCGCTTAAAGGCCAGCAGCCGGGCATAATGCCGCACAAGAGCGGTCAGCGGCGTGTTGCTGTCTCCGATGGCCGCCTCGTATAGGTCCGGGAAATAATCCGCCGAAGCGAGGCCGGTGTCTCCGTTGATTCCGCTGTAGATGGTCCGGTTTGTCCCATCTCCATACAGGAACACACGGGTATCGTTGGAGCCATTGTAGAGCTCGGAGAAGTGCATCCCGGTCACATCGCCACGGGCGCCATCGCCTTTCTTGTAGGTGATGGTCACAGTATTCGTCCCCTTGGCTGGGGCTGTGTTGAAGGTCACTTTTCCAGCCGCGGTGTCGGCGGTATACTGCACATCCGTCCCCTCTACCGTAGTCACACTGTCGATCTCTTTCTCCGGCAGGAAAAAGTCTTTCGCCTCGCCGTCCGGGGAGAAGCGTACACGCCGCAGCCCCGTCAGCCGGTTCACATTCTCCAGCTGTGTTCCGCTGCCCTCCGGCGTGGTTGCTGTCTGTACCAGCGGGATATAGCCCTCCACATCCTGAAAGGTCTCCTCTGCTTCTCCAGTCCAGCTCTTGTACTCATGGCCGTTCAGCAGATAAACCTTCTCGTCAAAGCCGAAAAAGGAGGTCTCGTCCTGGGTACAGGTCCCTACTGCCTTTACACTCTCCAGCAGAATGTCCACATCGAAGATCACACCGCCAAAGGCGCACAGCAGATGGTATTTCCCTCCCACCATGCCATACCAGCAGCCGCAGAATACCGGATGCTCTTCCACGCCTTCTTCCTGACTGTCCGCCCAGCTATCCCAGGCAGAGCGAAGGGCAAGAACCGTCTGCGTACCTGGACGGATTTGGAGATGACCGTCTCTGGTAATGGCAAAGTTCCGCATCTCAGAGAGCTCTCCGACTCTGATTTTGGTGTCGCCATCCTGATTCTCGTTCAGTCCCAGAAACTCTTTGATTTTCAGAATGGTCAGATTGTTCGATGTGGAAATGCTTGCCACAGGTCAGTCACCTCCTCCATAGGTCAGATAATCGTCTGTCATTTCTCCGCCGGTCATCTCGTCGTCGTAGTCCGTCATCCCGGCGCTATCGAAGTCCTCCATTTTCGGCGGAACCGGTTTCTCCGCGCTCAGTGTCCGGGTGACACAAAAATAACGGCAGGCATCGCAGATATGGGTGATCTCATGGGGTTCCGTGGCACAGTCCGACGGGTTTTTGTCATCGTGCTGGATGGCTGGAAGATTCGTGCAAAGCCCCTTGCAGTCCTGCGTCACCAGCAGGCCCGGCCGGTCCTTTTCGCTGTTCAGTGGTTTCAGCATCTCCTTGACTGCCATCCAGCCCTGCACACGGTTGTTGCTGGCCCGAATGATGCCAACGCCGTTTTCCATGAACAGCTCTGCCATGCTCTTTCCGCTGTCCTTTTGCCGGTTCCACATATCCGGCGGTGCCGCCGTGAACTCGATCTGCTCCCAAGACGGCGTCAGGTCCAGCATCAGCTTTGCCGCCTCGGATACAATGATGCCGCTCTTCTGTACCTCGCGATACACATAGCAGCGCCCATCGAAATCAACAGCAATCCAGAGGCAGGCAAACATATCCAGGCCATAGTCGAACGCCCGGTACTTCTTCCACTCCGCCGGAATCCTCCAGAACGGTTTGATAATATGAGTCTCCGCCCGGAACTCCGGGAAGAATGTTCCGGCCAGAGCGTCCCAATCGCCATACCGCCAAGCCGCCCGCACATCGTCCGGCAGCAGGTCTAGCATCTGCACATACTCTGGGGACGCCTCCAGCAGCTGGGGATTATCATCCACCGTGGCGTGAATGAAGGTATAGTCCTCTGCTTTTTCTCCGTTCTGATACTGACGGGAGATAAACAGGCGTTTGACCCACATGTGCCCAACTCCGCCGGGGTTACAGGTCAGGTACATCCGGCGTGGAAACTTCGTAGCACCGCGCAGACAGGCGCCCAGTGTTCGGAACTGGTATTCCGTGAATTGTGTCGCCTCGTCCATGAAAATCCAGTCGTATTCCTGGCCCTGATATTCCACATCGTCCCCGCTGCTATAATGTCCGAACTTGATAACACTTCCATTGGAGAAGAAAAACATGTGCATGGTGGCGTTATATGCTGCGATCTCTGCCGGAATCAGCTTCCGCATGGGCAGGATCATCGTCTGCTCCAGTTCCGGATATTCTTTTCGGACAATCAAAATCCGGATTCCCGGATAGGTCATCGCACCGCCAATCGCTTTAATCCGCACAACATGGCTCTTCCCACCGCCGCGGGCGCCGCCGTATCCAACATAGCGAGACCGCGCCTGACAGAACTGCTTCTGCTTTGGGTTCAAATCTCCCAGAGCCAGATTGACGGCTCCGCTGTTGTTTCGTGCTTTCTTGTTTGCCATGCGCTCACCTTTCAGGGAATGACTAGGGGAATAGGCCCCCTTGCGGGGGCCTATATTGCTTACTCGTATGCCTTATCAGCTTCTATGCCGCAGCAGCCGTCCTTGATCTGGATGCACCGCATGACCTGGCCGGAAGTCAGCGTCACGCCGCTGGAGGGATAGGTCTCAGCAGTAGAGCTGTACCGGGGGTTGGTCCCGTCCACCGTGTACTTGTACACATTGCTGCCCGGTTCGGAAATCGTGACTTTGTGCGCAGAGATGGACAGTGTGGGAGCCGACAGAACAGCCGCGTTACTGCCGCACACTGCAACGCCGTCGCCCTTGGTTGCCAGGATGAAGCTGTCGTAGTAGGTGACGCCCTGCACCACAGGACCGGCATAGCCCTGTACCTTGGGCAGCACGTCATACTGCTGCAGCTTTACGGGGTCCACACTGGATCCCTTGTACTTGATTAGGAAGTACACGCCGGAGGGCAGATAGCTCTTGGGAATGGTGACGACTTTCGTTCCGTCCACTTCACCCACAACGCCTTTTGCCAGCGCCTTGGTGCCCAGGCCCTCCAGATTGATGAAGTCCGGGTTCTGCTTCAGCAGCTTGTAATACTCCGTGGGGATATACAGTGTCCGGTTCTCCACCGGGACAAAGGCGTCCGTCATCTGGGCGTTGACATCGATGATGTACTCCACAATGGTGCTCTTGGTAGGCGCTGCGGAGGGCTGATACTGGATGTTGGCGCCCTCACACCACTTTCTCAGCCGGTACTTATCCATGTTGGGGATAGTGACCTCGTCCAGCTGACGCCGCAGGGACTTTCCCGCTGACTTCTCGATGGCCTGATCGCTGTTATCCAGAGGCTCAATGACAAATGTAAAGGCAGGCGCCTTGTTCATCGTCATCTCCTGGATCGTGTCGCCCAGGTTCTTCGGGGTGCCGAACCGGTTGCCATCTGCAGTCCGGTTATAATCGGTCTCCGGCACAGTATCCACGGAGTAGACACGGATGGTCTTGGCTCCTACAAAGGAATATTCGTGGCCCGCGGCGGAGTCCGTGATGGATGCCTTGTGAAATCTCTCTGCGATTTTGTCTGCGTATTTGACTGTGTAATTAACTGCCATGTGGCCCTCTCTTTCTTTTCACCAGATGCGAGAAGGCCCCTGAAATCAGGAATCCCAGCCATCCAGGAACGGGTCCTTGTTCTTGTTGTCCGCACCGGCAGACTTCATGCTGCCAGTGGACCGCTCCGTATTTTTCTGGTTCTGCTTGATGGCAGAAGCATTGTGTTCTGCCTTGGCGGCCTGCTCATTCGCCCGTGCCACCTGCCATCTGGCATAACTGGCAACCAGGGAAAGGCCGCTTTTCACGCCGTCCCATACCTCTTTCGGAATTCCATTCGGGTCCTTTGCCGCATCCGGAAATGTCTTTTGAAACTCTTGAATATCCGCCATCCTGCGCTGCTCCGCGGACTGCTTCTGAGCCTCGGCGTCCCGCTGTTCCTTCTGCCTCTCCGCTTCGGCTGCTTCCTTGGCGGCTACGGTTGCCTCACGGTCCTCCAGCTCCACAGCCCTTTTGGCCTCTTCTGCATTCAGGCCCTCTGCTCTCTTAGCCTCCTGGCGGATGTGGGCAATATAGTCCGTGGTGTTCATGCCTGCCTTGTTCGCAAACTGGCTGAACAGGTCCATCACAGGCCGGAATTCCTCATACTTTCCGTGAATCCGGTCATAGTCCAGGCCCTTTTGAGCAAGGGCCGTCAGTTCCTGTTCGTTGACCGTCTTGTCCTCGCCTAAATGGCGCAGCGTCCAGGTTTTCGGTGTGGTTTCCGGTTCCTGGGCCTCCGGTGCCTCCTGCTTCTCCGGTTCAACGGCTTCGCCCTGTTTGGCGTCAGTGTTTTCGTTGCCAGCAGCAGGTGTTTCCGGCGCCTTTTGCTCTTCATCAGCAGGTGTTTCTTCATGCTTCGGCTCCTGTTCTTCCGGCTGGTCTGCCGGGCTTTCCAGAGTCTCCGCCCCGTCGAATCCATCCATGAAGGAGTCAACCGTGGTCTCGGTCTCCTGCTCCAAACCGGTGGTATTCTCTTCCATTGGTTCCTTCTTTCCCCGCCTAGTCTGGCGGCGTGTATTTCAAGCGTCCGTGGTCTCGGGCGTCTTGCTCAGAAAAAACAAAAAAAGACGCCAAAGCCGGGATCATTCCCAGCTCTGGCGTCTTGCGCTCTAGCTTGTTATTTCATTTTGAACTCCGGCAAATTGCCGGTGATCTCCTGCCCCATGAAAATTGTGGGCCACCACTCCCGCCTACACTTGCGGCAGTATACCGGCGTCCCATACAGGACCGTGTTTCCCGTCACCTTCTGGATACTCTTATGACATTTGGGGCAGGTGTACCATCCATGTACTACCATTGGCCGAACCACCCGTATTCAATGCCGCCCCAGCGCGAAAGGTAGTTGTCTCCGCCGCCTCCGCCGTACACATCCTCCACGCTCTCGATGCCGGAAGACGGCAGACGGCTTTTGGCCGTGTTCAGATTCTCCAGGTATGTTTGCCAGAAGAAGTTCGCCTGTGTGGGGTTTTCTTCCGTCAGAAGCAGTCCGGCCAACCCATAGGGCAGAACGTTCCGGCAGATGTAGTCATCGAGGTCCAGGTAGTCATCCAGAGACGTCACACTGTCCAGAGATGGTCTGGTTTTCGCCCCATCCGACAGGTCCGGATACGTGTCACTGTAAGGATAGACCTGATCCAGCAGCGTGTTCAGGATGTTTGGCGTCCGAAGCGCGTATTCGTTCGTATCTGTTGTACGGGTCGCGCCTGTGGACTCGTTCTGCGCATCCATCAGGTGGATCGCCATATCAAAAACATCCTGCACAGATGCCATTACAAACCTCCTACATCAAAGCCATCTTTGCCATTGACTGAAAATGTCATCAGGTTTTGGATGCCCTCGTCGATCTCCTTGGACCGGCGCTGCTCTTCCTGCTCCTCATCCGCGACAGGCTCTGCCGCTGGTTCAGTATCTCGGTGCATTTCAGAACGCCTGTAGGCAACAATTCCCGAAAATGCCCCAAGTATCGTCACCCCGCAGCCGACCAAGCAGCCGATTGCAAATTCTGTCATGCGAAATCACTCGCCTCCATGTTCTTTCCCATCTGGACACTGACTTTCACTTCTGCATTGGCTTCCACCCTGTCCTGATACCCGCCGTACCGCTTCTGTTTCAGCGCAAAGATCGGCATCGGGGCTTTCGGATTCCGGTACGCCATCTGAACAGCAGCGGCGGACATCCGCATATAAGCCATCTGGATCGTCTCCTGCAGGTATTCGCAGCGGCGGCCATTGTACCAGTTATCCAGCGTCATGAGTGAAACACCCAAGTACACGCCAAGAGAAAATTCCTCGGGGACATCGCCGCGCTCCGCACATTCTGCAAAGTAAGCGTCCAGCTTTTCCTGCAGTTCCTCCGCAGTTTCATATTTCGCCCCCGCTCCCGTCCGCTTCTCCGCTTTCGGCTCCTCAGACGCTTTTTTCGCTCTCGGCATGTCCTCACCGCCTTGTATCAAAATCGCCCCACCGCTGCTCTCTCCACGTAGGAACGTAGCAGTCAACACAAGCGGTAGGGCAACCGCACCGCATGTCGGCTTCGATTGCGAAACTCTGGTACGGTCCCCCAGTTTCTAGTCCCCATTATAAGCCCCGCGGTCAGGGCAGGGCTGGAGGAACACCCTGCCCGCCGCAGGTGAGAAAAGAAGATGGTAGGCTTTCGCCTATCTATACTCTACCACAGATCACTTCCAAATCGTTCAGCATATTTTATGCACCCCTGTTTTGTACCCGATAATAGTATTTTAGGTTCAGATTTCAGAACATATCCCACCCGTTTTTCCGGTATCCCCCTGACCTGTAGAGAGTTGAGGGGATGTAGGAAATATAACCTATGCCGTTCCCAGCGAGGCCGCCCGTTTTTCCGCTACCCCTCCCTCCTTGTTATCCATCATCTACAGCCCCGGCCGCATGCCCCCAGTCCAGCCACGCCCACGCAGGCCGCGGGCCGGAGCCATGATGCACACGCAGCCAGGGCGGCCAACCGACACAAAAATTACACAGAAAACCCCAAAACCATTGCAAATACTAGATTTGTGTTTAACAAATAGTTAATTCCCATTTTCCCGAACCGCGTCTTTGTTATTTCTCTATCAATTTAATTCAATTTTTTTAAGCATTTCGGATGGCTCTTTCTTGTGCAAAATCTCCTTGCAAATTGCTTCTCCTAGTCTATTATGCTCCCCATCTGCTCCTCCTCACTGTTTGGGCTTTTGCCAGAACGACAGACAAAGCAAAAGCGCCACCAGCAGGAGCCAGTGGCGCAAGGGGGTCTGTTAAGGGGGGTTATATTCTTTCTTGTTTCTTTGGGGGGATTATAGGGGGGATAGAGATAAGGGGTTTAAGGGGGGAAGAGAAAGGGGGGGAACAAGGGGGCGTTTCTTTGTTCTTTCTTGGCTAAATCTTGTCCTTGATTGCCTCAATAATCCATTGGTTGACACTGATTCCGGCGGCTGCGGCTCTGGCCTTGATTTGGTCTCTGCTGATCCCGTCGGAGCCATCCAGGCGAACCCGGAATGTGATGTTGTCATAGGTCTTTGCGTTGTACAGGTTGCGCGCGGGCGCGGTTCTACGGTTGCGCTCTGTCCTGTCTCCCATCCTATCACCTCCTGTTGTGCCGCATTATACCATATATGCCGCAGCAATGCAAGCATTGTCAAAATTCAATAACACCAGACGCTTAAAACTATGCAAACCGCCAAAAACGCAAAACGGCTATTGACAATGCATGCATAGTCGACTATGATTAAGCCATCCCAAGCGGAACACCGCAAGGGTGACGGCACCTTGACAACCGAATATCGGCACCGCTATAATGGGAAACGAGGTGATAGCGATGGACAAAGAAATGCTGGAAGCAATTGGGCAAATGATGGAATCCCAAACAGCAAAGATCAATCTCCTCATTGAGAATGATGTTACAAAGAAAATCAATCTCATTTATGAAAAGCTCGACAGCATTGATGAAAAGTTGGAGAAAATGCCAACACCAGAAGATCTTGCCATTGCCAACGGACGAATTGAAGTTTTGGAGGCAATCGTCAAGAAGCTGTCTCGTGAAGTCGCAGAGTTGAAGAGAGCCCAATAACTACATACCAAACAAGGCGGTGCCGGTATCCGGTGCCGCCTTTCTTTTATAGCGAACAGCAACCACGAAAAACAAACAGGAGGACAACACCATGACAAAGTATTTTGTGAACTGCAAGACTCTGGACGAGCTGAAGAAAGCCTATAAGGCCGCGGCCATGAAGCATCATCCCGACATGGGCGGCGATACGGCCACCATGCAGGCCATCAATGCCGAGTATGAAGCCCGGTTTGAGGTCCTGAAGCGGAGCCAGAACACCCAGGCGGCCGAGGACACCACCGGCCGGACTAAGGCCACCACCGAGAGCGCCGGTGACTTTATCCGGATCATCGACCAGCTCTTGAAGCTGGACGGTCTGGAGATCGAACTGTGCGGCCGCTGGCTGTGGATCGGCGGAGAGACCATGAAGCACAAGGAAGCGTTAAAGGCCGCCGGTTGCCGCTGGTCCTCCACCAAGAAGATGTGGAGCTGGCACTTTGCAGAGGACGGCAGCCACTGGCACAGGGGCAGCAAGACCATGGCGCAGATTCGAAGCAAGTACGGCAGCACCACCTTCAGCCGTGACGCCGCCAGAAATGACGCACTCCCCGCTTGACGGGGAGGCGTCCAGGACAGGAGGCTTTACAATGAGCGTAGACTGGAAGAGCCTTTTTCGCCGCTATGGCGGTGTTTCCAAGGAGGCAGACATCCGGATCAGTGGTTATCTGATCCGGCCGGACTGTTTGACGCGGGACCGCATCCGGTGGAATGACGAGAGCGCCGCCCGGATCATTGCAGACTGCGAAAAAATTACAGAAGAGCTGAGGGGATACCGCCAAGCGCTGGCGGCACGATATGCCGAGCTGTCCGCCATGACCTACTCCCTCCGGCTGGACCTTATCCGGGAGCGTGGTTGGAAAGGCCCCGTCACCTATTGGCTCCGGCTGGTCAGGGTATACGCCGACGGCCACGAAGAAACAGAGTGGAAAAAGGGCTGGCCCGGCAACGAGCGGCACAAGGCATTGAAAGCCTACCGGGAAGAGCTGAAAGCCCGCCCCGGAATAGAAACAAAGCTGGACATTGAAAAACGCCGGTGGGAGCATTGACGCTCCCCCGGCGGGATGTTACAATCAAATTTAACGGAGCCCGCATAGCGGGAGAAAGGATCAAAAGCCATGAAACAGATCAGCATTAACAACGGCGCAACCTACACCACGCCCGCCGAGGCGTTGGAGGAAATCAGCCTTGACACTATGGCTGAGTACATGGATGACGACACCCGCGAGGCCGTGCATAACGAGCTTGCGCCCTGCTCCGATATTGAGTTTTTGGAGCGGTATCTTGAGATTGCACCTGATGACCTGATTGTAGGATAAACCGTTGCCCGCCCTGGGGCTTCCTGGGGCGGGTTTTCATGTCTTTCAAGCAAAGAAAAGCCGGGGCTTTTTCGCCCTGGCCTCTCTAATTTCACATCATGTTCACAGTAACAACACAGAACCATTGATTTTTATAGTTTCTATTTTACAGACTGTTTAATTTCATCGAATTTCATCCAACGACTGAAATCACTGTCTTTCCCTTGCAGTTCTAGCTTTTGCGGCATCCAATTAAGTTACCTTATATTACTTCAAATTACCCATGAAATTCACAGTAAATTCACAGTTAGCGGCGCATAACATTCACAGTGGAAAACTATGTGGAAAACTATCCCTCTCTGGCGTCCATGTAAGCTCCCAGCAGTTGGGCCGCAGTTGCCTTGTGCTCTTGTCGCAGATGGGTGTAAACGCTCTCCAGAACCTCCGGTGTGTCTCCCAGTATCTCCGCAGCCTGCCGGGGGTCAAGCCCCGCCTCATAACAAATCGTTGCGAAGCTGTGGCGGAAACAGTGGGGCGTGATTGGGAATGTCTCATGGATTTTCCCGTCGCTGGTCTGGACGATTTCATTCAGCCCCACATCCTGGCAGTACCTCCGCCAGTTTTTAGCGATCTCCCCTTGTTTCATGAATCCTCCGTCTCTGCCTGGGAAGATCAGCCCCGCTCTGGTTTTGGGCAGCGCGTCCGCCAGCGGCTGCAGCAACGGAATGTCCCGTCTGCCGTTCTCGCTTTTCAAGTGGTTTTCGAGTGTCGGTGTGGTACTGTAGGCGTAGTTTAGTTTTTTGGTCACATGGATGACTCCGGCTTTCCGGTCAATGTCCGCATAGGTCAGCGCCAGGGCTTCTCCCCGCCGCATCCCAGTATAAAGCAGTAGATACGGAAACAGCCACCAGTGGGCTTTCTTCTCCCGCCCCGCTGCCTTTACGGCGGCCTCCTGCTCTTCGGTCAGCGCCTCCCGGTGCTTCACAGGCAGCCCCCGGCTCTTCTTGATCTCCGCAGCCGGGGAAATATCAATATCTCCGGAGATCACCGCATGGGCGAATATCATCTTGCAGACACACAATTCAATGGAAACGCTGTTGGCGCTCCTCCCCTGCTTCTCGAACGCGGAGATATACCGCTGGATGTCCAGGGGCCGTATCTCCTTCGCAGGTCCGGGGAACGCCTCTTTCAGACGCTTCACGGCGTAGGAGTATACCCGCCGCGTGGATTCTCCAATATCCCCTTCGTGCTGCACCTCCCACTCGTCCGCAATCTTCGGGAAGTCCCGCCCACGCTCTTTCTGCTCCTGGTATTCCAGGATTTTTCTGTCCACCTCGCGGCAGCTCTTTCCCCGGAATGCCACCCGCTTTCCGTTGATGGTGCGGATCGCCTCGAATAGCCCGTCCGGCCTCTGATGATACTTGCTTTTCTTCGCCATCTTCTTTTCCTCCTATTGCTTCATGAGGAGGTCTGTGCTATACTGTGAACAGACCTCCCGGCTTCGTGGTTGCTGTTCGGGGTGTCGTTGTGCCGTCCGGGTGCGTCAACGCCCGGGCGGTTTTCTTTATAGATCACCAACAATACGGGCACGGCGAGTAGCCAATATACGCGCAATATTCGATATTATGTGCCCAGTATTCGTCTGCGTTTTGGAATGTATCGCACCAATAGTTGTGGTAGTATGGAGAACCGTCAACAATAAAGCCGATGCTGCTATTCAACATTGCTGATTCTTCTCTCATACTCCTTATAATATTTTGCTTCGAGTCGACCTTCTCTTGAAGCGAAGAAATCTCCTTCTCTGCCTCCTCTAAATCCATTGAACAATTTGAATACAGCCAAACAAATGCCGACGAAAGGCAGACCAGAACGGCCAGCATAATAAAAAAGCCCATCTTGAAATAATTTTTCCCAGCGTTCTTTTCCCGTTCCTGCGGTAGTTTAAAATTTGATCTGTATACCTCAACAATAGGAGCCGGCTCCACTTTCGCCACAGCGCAGCTTGTTTCTGCTTGCAGATTTTCAGGTGACTTCATCTCAACAATGGAAAGGCGTCCCTTAGAACTCAAAATATGGCTCCCTATTTTGTAGAATATAATACCCCAAATCAGAGCGGGTGCAAATGTTCCAACATTATCCCCCGCCACGAAACGCAGAGCCATGAACAAAATGGCAACTGTGATTGTGTAGAGAATACAAAGCAGACGGAATCTCTTTTTCAAAATTGGTTTTTTCCAAATTAGCGCAAACAGAAGAGGCCCTGCCCCATAGGCTAACAATGTTATAGCCATTGCCAACAATATGCTCATGAAATACAAATTCGGGTTTTCAGAGAACGTTGAATAATCCATATCATTTCCCTCCTCAGAATTATCTTACTAAGCTAATAAAGTGCGTTGCTTTTCCCAGTACATGAACTCTTGCCATCTCTTCTCCCCAAAACACGAATGGCGTGCAAGTTGGGTTTTCTGGTTCTAACACGATTCGATCCTCAAACTTCCGAAATCTTTTCAAAGTAGCCTCTTCATTATCAACTCGAATGGCAGCGATCTCCCCATTCTCGACCTCATCTTGCTGTCGAATGCATACAATATCCCCATTGAAGATGCGAGCGTTTATCATGCTCTCTCCTTTGCAGATCAGTGTAAAATCACAGTGAATATACTCAGGCACTTCATCGTATCCCTCAATATTCCCATCAGCAAGTATCGGTTCTCCGCAAGCAATCCGGCCTAACCGCGGGACCCTTCTTGTGTGCGGCATTGAATGGATGTTAGTTGGAAGGTCGTAATTCCCTTCCCACCCCATAAGATAAGCTGGAGGAACATCTAATGCATCCGCAATCTTTTCCAGTTTGTCAAGTGGTATATTTGTGATAATTCCGTTTTCATACTTGAATATTGTCTGTTTTGTCGTTCCACAAATTTCCCCAAGCTCAGTCTGAGAAATTCCTTTTTCTTTTCTCACTTTTGCAATTCTTTTTCCTATATTCATTATCTCACACCCCTTCTTTTCGTAACTTAATAATATCACATATTTTTGCAAAATCAAGCAAAAAATAACTTGACAGGTCACTTTATCCGTTGTATTATTTTAGTAACCCCAAAAGTTACGTTTATATAAGGAGGTATTGCAATGGTTGCAACCGATAAACTTCGTGGGATTATATACGAGCGCGGAACTTCTCAAAGAAAAGTTGCTTCTGCACTTGGAATGACCGAAAAAACATTCTATAGCAAGATGAAAAAGGGCGTTTTCGGAACAGATGAAGTTGAAAAGATGGTCGAACTCCTTAATATCCACAATCCAGCAGAAATTTTTTTAGTCAAAAAGTAACTTATTAAGTTACTATCTTCTCGGCCTATCTGACCAGTCTGCAAGCTAATTAAGGAGTGAATTTTATGCTTGAATTCCCGCCCGGCTCTATTTGGGCCCCAAAAGACGGAATACCGGACCTTGCTTATTGCGCCTGCCTCATGCATCATGCGGCAGAAAAAATGGAGCACAGCTTTCCAGCATTTCAGCAGGAGCTGGCGGTAAACCACCAGCTCTACCAGAACGCTTTCGCTGTGCTCCGTGATTATCTGGAATCCATAGGGTACGACCCGCGCAAACTCAACCTTTAAAATCCTCGGAAAATTTCGCGGCCACATCCCGGCGGCACCGCTCGCAAACCTCGCCGCCATTCGCATCATCACACCCGTTGGAAAGATAGCCGGTTTTCTTTCCGTTGTCGTCTGTTAATTCAACCATATAAACCGTCTTTTCTGTGTACCCGTCCATCGGGCAAATAATCTTCCTGCCAAAGTCCATAATCGGAACCGCCTTTCCTAAAATCGGGAAAATCGTACCACTAATTTCTTACCAGCACCTCGAACAAGCCGTGTATCCTTGGTTGATCGCATCATCAAGCGATATGGCGATTTTGCTCTGGCGTAGATACTGGCATCCGTCCCGGTGATACTTCTCCCCTGTGTTGGTGATGTACACCGTTTGGGATTGCTCGTCGCTTGCCTGCTGCGAGTTGTCTGGACGTTCTTGTGTATTGTAGTCATTTCCGGTTGTCTTGGAGGCAGCTGCCTCTAATCCTTTTTCATAGCCATGATTATAGGACTCCTGGCACATGTCCGGAATTTTTTGCTGAAGGTTTGATTTCCCTGTTTCGTACCCCTCGCTATAACCAGAGGCATGTCCCTCTTCATATCCAGCTTCTTTTCCAAAATTCCAGCAGAGCAAACCGGATATCGCAACAGCAACCACGACAAGCCAAAGCGCACCTACCCATGATATTTTAGACGGTTCTTTCTTATCCGACATAGTTATCACCCCTTTGTGCAAACGGGGATATCGCCGCTATATCTCCAGCAATCTCCGGCGCATTATCCAGTATTCGCGGAGCGGTACAGGCAGCACATAGATAATACCCATTTCCAAGGTCTACCAGATGATCCAGCCCGTATCGTTCTTCACAGACAGAGCAACTCCAAGCATACGTCTCAGCGCATCCAGTGCAATACCCATCCGCGCAGTCAAATTCATCCAGATCATACGCAAGATCACAGCCGCGACATATCTGCCAACCATCTTTCCAAAAGCAGCTTGCACAGATGTAATCCTCATACACAGTCCTGATAAAGCGGTCCACATCGTCTCCACAGACATTACACCGCTCTTTCTCCACGGTTCCCTGCTCACCGGCGCAGCCGGCCAGCAAAGCCACGATGACAACAGCAACCAGCAGTTTTTTCACAGCACTCCCTCCTTCACCCATAATTTACACCAACAGGAAAATTTTTGCAATAAAAAGTGCCCCCGCCAGCTCCACGAAAGCTGACGAGGGCTGCGGAGACCTATTGAAAGCACCAACAGGCCCGCGAGGACAGTATACCATTCCTCCGGGCGGAAATCAATCGCAAGGAGGAATTTACTTTGAACGAAAACAGCACCATCAAAGACCTGGAGTCCCAGGCCCGCAACACCAAGCGGATCATGGACAAGCTCAACCGGGCGGCCTACGGCATGACCTTTGACGAGGCCCTGCGCCTCCGCCCCTCAGACCCCGCCAGCAACCACGACAATTCACATACAAAGGAGGACCACGATGGAAAGTAAATACTACCGCGACAACCTCGCGGACATTCTGGAATTCACCGAAGGGCGGCACCTGCTGTCCCTGGAGGATGTCCGGCGGTTCACAGGCATCAAGAAATACAGCACTTTGAAGAACCGCTTCCCCTTCAACGGCTCCAAAATCTCCGCCGCCACCCTGGCCCGGAGTCTTTCGGAGGTGTCGCAATGATCCTTCAAATCATCGTTCTGATCGCTGGGGCCATCTCCCTGACAAACGGCCTCTTCTGGATGCTGGACAGACTGGAGGGCCACAGATGAACATTGGAGACAAGCTGTGCCTGGAACCCACCATCCCCACCAGCGCCTTTGTGACCGCGCAGACCGGCCCGCATCCCTGCCGGGTGGTCTCCATCAACGAGCGGCACCATCATTTCACCGTGGAGTTCGATTTCCCCGAAGGCAGCTTCCGGGAGACCTACAAGGAGGAATAACGCATGGACAAACAAGAGTTGAAAAATATTTTGGACAAGCACCTTAAATGGCTACGAGGCGAATATGGCGGAAAGCGGGCCGACCTGTCCAGGGCCGACCTGTCCGGGGCCAACCTGTCCGGGGCCAACCTGTCCGGGGCCAACCTGTTCAGGGCCGACCTGTCCAGGGCCAACCTGTCCGGGGCCGACCTGTCCAGGGCCAACCTGTTCAGGGCCGACCTGTCCGGGGCCAACCTGTCCGGGGCCGACCTGTCCAGGGCCAACCTGTCCGGGGCCAACCTGTCCGGGGCCGACTACATTGAAAAGGCAAAAAATTTATTTTATCCCATTGCCTGCCCGGAAATCGGCGCTTTTGTCGGCTGGAAAAAGGCAAGGGTCAAAACCAGCGGTCATGAGTGCATTGTAAAGCTGGAAATTACCGAAGATGCCGTGCGCAGTTCCGCAGCAGGCCGGAAGTGCCGCTGCTCAAAGGCAACCGTTTTGGAGATTCAGGATTTAGAGGAGAATGTATTGGAGCAGGCCGCCGTCAGTGATAGAGATGAGAACTTCCATTACATTCCCGGAACTGTGGCCTCCGTTTTGGATTTCGACGAAAACCGCTGGAACGAATGCAGCACTGGCATCCATTTCTATATCACCCGAGAAGAAGCTGTGAGGCATGTCCTATGAAGAAGCTGACCCGTGAAGAGCGACGGCGCCGAAGCCAGAGGCGGTTGCAGCTGATTACATATCTTCTCTTCCTATTGCTTCTGCTGGCGTGGCTGGGAAGCTACCTGATTATGACCGCGGAGGCAGAGCCGCCCGCCATGCACGAGCCGGAGCCCGCCACGCAGGACGGCAGCCTACCCGGCGACGATACCCCGGCCCTGGTCCGCTGTTATCTCACCGAAGAGGAGCAGGAGGCAGCGGAAAACGAGCTGATCGAGGCGGCGCTGCTGTCCCATGCCGTCCGCCTGGATGATGTAACAGTCACCCACTACTGCACCTGCTCCCGCTGCTGCGGCAAGTCCGACGGCATCACCGCCAGCGGCAGAAGGGCCACGCCCGGCGTCTCCGTGGCCGTGGACCCGTCCATCATCCCATTGGGCTCTGATGTCCTGGTGGACTATGGAGACGGAGAACTCCACTATTACCGGGCGGACGATACCGGAAGCGCCGTGAAAGGCGCCCACATCGACCTCTGCATGGAGAGCCACGAGGCCGCCATCCAGGCCGGAATCCGTACCGCTACAATCTATTTCATCGAGGAGGGAGCTATTTGACAAGAGAAGAACGTATCAAGGCATTCACGATGCGGATCGACGGCCACAACTGGCAGGAGATCGCGCGGGAAATCGGATACGCGGACTGCACCATCAAGAATGACCTGTCGGCCTGCATCCGAATCCCACCCCGGCCCCCGTCCGTGCTGTATCCGGTCATCCGAAAGTACATTGTAGAAAACTATGGCGGCGTAGTCAAGAGCTTCATTCAAGACGTGGGCGGCGTCTCATACGCCCAGGCATACCAGATGCTCTCCGGGCGATTGGCTGCCTCCAGGCCATTCCGGGACAGCGTGGCCCATCTCATGGGTATTCCCGCGGAAGATGCGTTCCGGATCGGAGGCGAGTCATGAAGCACTGCCAAATCTGTAACGCCTACTTTGACGCCCCTATGGTCCGGGAGGGCACGGACCCCACCGTATTCCCCGGCTACCGCTACCGGGAGGAGCTGTGTCCCGTCTGCGGCCAGTCCTATATCGAGGACGCCGCCGTCTGCCCCATCTGCAAAGACTATATGCCCGCTGGGGTCATCCTCTGCAAATCCTGCCGCCGCTCCCTTCTAGCCCGTTTCCGGGACTTCGCCGACACTCTCCGGGAAGAGGAAGAAGACCAGCTGGACGAGTGGCTGGACGGCCGCAGCATCAAGGAAAGGAGCGAGTTTCGCTGATGGAAAATAATTTTTTATCCCGCGTCTCTGCTGTTCAAACGGAGCTGAAAGCCCCAAAGGGCCGCATGAACAAGTTTGGCGGATATAAGTACCGGTCCTGTGAGGACATTATGGAAGCTGTGAAGCCTCTTCTCGCTCAACACCAGCTTCTCCTTACGGTCTCCGATACATTGGAGTGCATCTGTGACCGCTACTATGTCCACGCAACCGCTACGCTGTGGGATACCACTTCGGAAGCATCTCTTTCAAACTCTGCCTATGCCCGCGAGAGCGAGGACAAGAAAGGAATGGATGACAGCCAGATCACCGGCACCGCGTCAAGCTATGCCAGAAAGTACGCGTTGAACGGCCTCTTCTGCATTGATGATACAAAGGACGCGGACACGGACGAGTTTGCAAAAGAGCAGGCAGCCGCCGAACAGCGCAAGGAATATCGCTGCGACGACTGCGGCGAACTGATCTATCCCGTCAAAAAGAGAGACGGAAAGCCCTGGGATGTGAAAGATATGGTGAGCTATGCAAACCGTCGGTTTGGCCGCCAGCTCTGTGCGAACTGCATGAAGCGTGTGGAAAGTGAGGGTACCTAAATGTTTATCAATGGCATTACGGACTATGACCGCAGCGGCAAAGAGGTCAAGACCGGCTTCGTCATCGCAAAGGCCACCTGTGACGGCGATATCCGCATCACCAGCAGCGGCAAGGAGGTCGGCTCCATCTCCGTCCGCGCCTATGGCCGCAAGGATGGAACCGCCGCTTTCCTGACTGTCAAGGGCTGGGGACATCTGGCCCGCCAGTTGTCCGTTATGGTGAAGGGCGACCGGGTCATCGCCGCCGGACGGCTGGAGAGCCGGGAGTACAACGGCAAAACCTATACAGACCTGATAGCGGACTATGTGTGGCCCACAGAAAAGGAGTCCCACTTCCCCATCCAGAGCGGCGGCGTCAATGTCTCAGCCGCAGACTTCGCCGAGATCGGCGAAGAGGACGGCGAACTGCCGTTTTAAGGCGGGTGAACTGCTTGGAACGTGACCAATTTACCTTTTATCGCAGCTTCTGGGAGGCGTTAAAAGTGCTTCCGAAGAAGGACCAGCTTCCTTTTGTGACGGCGATTTGTACTTATGTGTTCGAGGGGGAAAGCAAGTCATTAACAGGACAGGCATCCGCTTCCTTTTTGCTTGTAAAACCGATACTTGACAAAGCAAGCAAAAAGGCAGCAAACGGGAAGCGAGGCGGAAGCAAACCGAAAGCAAACCGGAAGCAAACGGAAAGCAATATAGAGGGAGAGATAGAGGTAGAGGGTGAGGTAGAGAGAGAGAAAGAGAGTGAGAACGATAGTTATACTCCCCCTACCCCCTCTTCCAGGGGGAAACGCTTTTCACCTCCGACAGTCGATGAAGTCAGGGCATATTGTCAGGAGCAGAACAACGGGGTAGACCCGGAGTCGTTTGTTGCTTTCTACGCCTCCAAGGGCTGGAAGATCGGTCAGTCTCCCATGAAGGACTGGAAACAGGCTGTAATCACCTGGGAAAAGCGCAGGAAGCAGGAAGGGAAGGAAAAGCCTACTGCCCAAAGCATGAACGACGAGACGTGGAAGTACATCCGGGAAATGTACCAGCATAAGGAGGAACCATGAACAGCAAACAGAAGGGCAAGCGTGGTGAGCTGGAATGGGCCAGCTACTGCCGGGAGCAGGGCTATGACTGCCGCCGCACGGCTCAGTATTGCGGGAACACCGGGGACGCCTCTGACGTTGTAGGGCTGCCCGGCATCCATCAGGAAGTCAAGCGTGTGGAGCGGCTGAATTTGGAGGCGGCCATGGCCCAGGCAAAGCATGATGCGCCTCCTTGTGAATATCCCATTGTAGCCCACCGGCGGAGCCGCTGCGAATGGCTGGTAACGATGCGGGCGGAGGACTGGTTTTCCCTGTACCGGGAATGGGAGGCAGGACGTGAGCGAACTTGAACAATATCTGGTCCCCATCCGGCGGTATTCAGCCAACCCCTGCATGGATTGCTGCTTTCCGATTCAGGAGAAAAAAATCAGTGAGATCAAGCTAGATATCTATGGTGTACCTGATTTATCTAACTGGCCGCAGATTTTTGAAATCCAAAACACAGCACAGAAATGCTACTACACTATAAAGCAGCACGAGAAGGTCATGTGCTCGGTTTCTGGGGGCTATGACAGCGATATTGTTCTGGACTTGGTCATTCGGTGTGGAGGCCGGGCTAAAACAACATTTGTGTTTAACGACACAGGTCTGGAATATGACGCTACGAAAGAGCATTTGATGCGCCTCAAAGAGCGTTATGGCATCCAGATCAAGCGACTTTTTCCCCAAAAGGCAATCCCGAGTTGTTGCCGAGATTATGGGGTTCCGTTCTGGTCCAAGTATGTGTCCAGCATGATTTATCGGCTCCAGAAACACGGGTTCCAATGGGAGGATAAGCCGCTGGAAGTGTTGCTCGACAGATATCCTGGATGCCGCTCAGCGCTCAGGTGGTGGTGCAATGATTTCAAGACAGCTAACGGGAGAGAATCTAGGTTTAACATTGCGTATGTCAAAGGTCTGAAGGAGTTTATCCGGCAGAACCCACCAGATTTTAGGATTTCAGCCAAGTGCTGCGAGTATTCAAAAAAGGTGCCCGCACACAAGGAACTTTTAATTGGAGATTACGACCTTAACATCACTGGTATCCGCAAAAAAGAGGGTGGAACACGGAGCAGCGCCTATAAATCGTGTTATGACGAGATTTTTTGTGGCCCCGACAACTACCGTCCAGTCTTTTGGTGGGGAGATGCGGAAAAAGAGGCATATCGGAAATGGGCCGGAATCATCAGGTCAGACTGCTACGAATTGTGGGGTATGAAGCGTACAGGTTGTGCTGGCTGCCCGTTTGGAAAAGATTTTGAACAGGAGATTGATCTTGTCCATGAGTTTGAACCCAAGCGGTATAGAGCAATGGAGGCTGTCTTCGGGCAGTCATACGAGTACACAAGGCAGTTTTTAGCCTATAGGGAACAGATGAAAAGCCTGCAAAGAAATGCCGATCAAATAAGGCTGGAGGGATTTTATGAATGATGTCAAGCGCGCCCTGCTGGGCGATCACGAGGCGGCCAAGCGGCTGACGGATGCGGGGGTGCTGCTGCCGTGCCCGTGGTGCGGAGAAACATCAAAAGTTCGTTCTTTTCATAGAAAAAAAGAACTGTTTGACCTGACTTATATTGAGTGCAATTGTGGGATTAGAACGAGGATTTTTGGAAATCTTAATCGCGCCATTGGATGTTGGAACACCCGAGCGCCGATTCTGAGCGCGGAGGAGATGGAGATGCTGGAGGGGATCAAGATGGAAGTGGAGATGGTGATGAAAAGGATGGAGGTCCTGAACGATGCGGATTGAGCGCAGACGGTATGTAGTTATGCGAAGGAACCGAACTGAGGTTTGGTGCGGTCTAGCAAAGAATTTTAGTTTTCGTCCCATATCGGAAATAAGAGACGTTTCCGTCAAGACATATCGTTCTGAGGCGCAGGCTAGAAGCGGCTGTTCTTCATGGGACAGAGATTTTGAGGTCGTTCCGGTAATCGAGATGATTGCGACTGAGGAGGCGCTGAAAGATGGAAGTACGACCGATTGACGGAAATATACTACAGAAATGGTGCGAAAAGATAATTGACCAAGCGTGCCATCCAGCAACCGTGCAGATCGGGGAGGTATTCCTGGACAAGGTACTCTCTATGCCCACCCTCACCCCGCCGAACGAGCCGCTGACGCTTGAGGAACTGCGGAAGATGGATGGAGAGCCAGCGTGGTGGGACGATGGTGAAGGAAGTTGCTGGGGTATTATTTCTGTTGATAGTGCTGGAATGTGGGGTGGCATCCCGTTTTTACGCGGAAGATGGAGGCAAGTAAACTTTGAATATAACATTGAAGAACGAAAAATGAGAATTTACCGCCGCCCGCCGGAGGGAGAGGAGGACGCATGAAACCGACTTGTATTACTTGCAAAGCTGATTGCCATAACGCCGGGACAACCTCCAAAATTGTGGATTGCTCACAGTACAAACCGGGGCGAGTTTTGACCAATGCAGACCGCATCCGGGCCATGAGCGACGAGGAGTTGGCAGAGTTTATCAGTCGCATAGAAATTGGAGATTTTGGCCCACAGGTTTACGGGAAAACATTTTGTGACTTGTGCGGTGGACAATATGAGTGCGACGACTGCAGATTGTGGTGGCTCCAGCAGCCAGCGGAGGAGGAAACCTGATGGACATTGAGAAGCTGCGGGCCGAGCTGGAGCAAGCCCGCGAATCTCTGGACTTTGCCCGCACAAAAGATGCCGAGATCGTGCGTCTTGGGAGAGAGCTGGAGCAGGTGAAGCGGGAACTACAGGCATATAAGGACACGGGCTTGGAGCCGGAGGACTTCAAACGGGCATTTCATGAGGATGCTGTTTTGAAACTGGCCGGACAAGCCCTTGGCATAGCACCTGACCGCCTGCGCGAACTGGCCCAGGCGGACAGGGATGGGCGGTGCGTGGTGCTGCCTGCAAAGCCAGATCAAACTATCTATCAGTGGCGCATAGGTGATGACTGCCCGAGCGTGAGCCGTCTTGATGGCGTACAGATTAACGGAGATGGAGAGATTACATATCCGATTTGGTGCGGTCATTTGACACCTGGAGATTTTGGCAAGACCGTCTTTTTGACCCGTGAGGAGGCCGAGGCCGCACTACGGAGGGAGCAGGATGGTTGATTGGGCAGTCATAAAAAGACTTGGGGTATGCTTCCCTGGGTGGTTCATCAACGACCAGGGGGAGTTTATCGCCCACCAAAAGGCAAACGTATATTTCAATATCAGCACTTGCGAGAGCGAGGTGGATGTAAAATGCAAGGTATTGGAGTGGTTTTCCCGCGCGGCTTGTAAGTCCACGCCGTTCCGCCGTGCAGTGGACAATACGGCCCTTCATATTTTCTTCCTGAATGGTATAAATCAATATCTTGACACTAGGTTCAGTGTGGAGGATATGCGAGAGATTTACACTTATCTCGGGAACGCTTGCAACCATAAAAAGACCATCCAATTTATAGTGAGCGGCTATGATATAGCCATATTGGAGGGACAGGAATGAAGGAGTACATCGAGAGAGCGGTTGCTGTCAAGAAATTTGAGAACTATCGCCGTGATTGCGAAGAAGAAAACGACGAAAGAGCGGCACAGATTTTTGAGGATTGTATATCCGAGCTTATGGCTATCCCCGCCGCTGACGTTGCGGAGGTGAGGCACGGGAGATGGAATCCAGAAATCCATCATACATATATTCCAGTTGAATATGACCAGAATGGGGATCCTATTCTCCATGAATACACATCATTTCGTTGTAGCTTATGCGGAAGAGAGGAGCTAAAAGAAGAACCATATTGTCATTGTGGTGCCCGCATGGGCAAGGAGGCCGACCATGAAGTTTCGGAGTAAGACGGGCGAAGTCGCACTTACCATTGAACAGGCATTAGCGCAGTTTTGCGATAGCAAAGAAGATTGCGACTATTGCGAGATTCGGGAACCCGTGCAGCAATACGCAGGGACAAAGAGGCCGTGTCATGAATACGTAAGAGCCAACCCTCACGAAGCCGCTCGCCTGATGGGCTATGAGGTGGTTGAGGATGAAAAGGAGGATAGTATGTTTTACTCGCAATCACTAGAAGTATTAAACCCGGCCAAAGCGATCAGAGAGGCGAAAGAGCAGGAGGCCAACATGGACAAGCCGAGAATTTGCGAGGTGCTGGGGTTCGATGTGGGAGAACAATTCTACATTGCAGATTCGTACTGCAATCCATATCACATTACCCCGGAAGGGCTCATAGAAGACAAAGATGGGGACGTTCAAGACTGCATTGCATTAGACCTTATCAACTACCCCGACCGCATCATCCGCAAGCCCCGCTTCACCCAGCAGGAGGCGGAGAGAGCGAAGGCAATCAAAGTTTTGCTCCCGGAGATCAATGCAATAAAATACGATGGTGCATGGACGCAGTGCCTGGAAATTGTAGACGGCACATATTTTCAGAGAGAAGTAATCACCAGACATCTGTTCCCGTCTGTTGAAAAGGGTCAGGTATATACCTTTGACGAGATCATCGGAGTCCTGCAAACAAAAGTCAATAGAAAAAACGAAAAAAGTTCCGCAAAGT